CACCCTGTAAATAGTTGTAGAAGTTCTGGAACTCCTTACGAATTGATGTATGCTTATTCCTAACTGCTTCATCAGGTACATAATTATTATTCACTGCCTTATCCATTGTTGAGGATAAAGTATCATCGAATGGTGTTTGATCTTCCACTCTTGAATAAGGTACTGCACCTTCAGGTAACAGAGACTTACAAGTGTCATCAAAATTCCATATCAAAATAGTAACAAGTGCATCACACCTGTACTCTGCAAGAACTTCTGCCTTTGCTTTAGAACTCCTTTGTCTGGAAGCCAACTCCAGTATTTCATGCATAAAGGGGTTGGGTTCCAGTTTAGGAACTGGTTTAGTTTTCGTCGTCTTCTTCGTTGTCATAAGTTTGTTCAAACCTCACAGCTACAATTTCATCGGGCACTAAGTGACCATTCTCATCAAACATCTCAGGGTGAGTGTAAACCATCTGGGGTGTAGTCTCATAAGAGTGCTGTCGTGCCATCCATCCTATCATACCTCCGACTAATAAGGCAAGGAACGACACTAATGTCGTCAGGGTCAGGGTTACTATAGTAGCTTCCATGATACTTCTCCGCAAGATTTACTGTTTTTTAATGTCAATTGATAACTCAAATTGAAATCGTATCTCTCGCTTAAAGAGAGAGATAACTTTACCAAACATTATATGAAATGTTTTTGGGCGTAGTTTCTTTCTCCTCCCGTTACGATGGCGTAACATTAATTCAAACCCCTTATTAATTTGAAGGGATTCATCCTTAGTTTTATTTAGAGAGTTTTCTTCTCCATTTTTATCTTCTGTCATAGTAACTGCTCGGTATCATAGAACCAAAGATGGTTTAGTGTAGATGAACTCAATGTTTTAAGTGCATCTTCAGGAGTCTCAACTAATGGTTCGCCAGCAAGATTAAAACTGGTGTTGAGTAAGATACCATGACCACTTAGTCGTTTAAATTCTAGCAAGAGATCATAAAGATGTCCAGTGCTTACTGTTTGTATCCTACATGTGTTATCAATATGAGTAACACCTGATATGAGATCTGTCCTGACTGGGAAGCACACTGTCATGTATGGATTAGGTATAACATCATCAAAATATAGATGAGCATCCTCTTCTAATACTATAGCAGCGAATGGTCTATACCATTCTCTCTTCTTAATTCTATTTACAATGTCTCTAGCATCAGGATTCAGAGCATTGAATAAAATAGATCTATTACCTAATGCACGTTGACCTGCCTCTGCATACCCCTTAAAGATTGCAACAGACTTATTATTATATAACAGACTAGCAATACCCTTGAGATCCACAGTCTTACCCACATACTTACTAACATCATGAAGATCTCCATGATATGCTGTAGTAGTTATAGGTTTAATATTCATATCTTGAGTCAGTTTCCTGTGTAAATACATGGCAGCACCTATAGAGTTGCCACCATCATCACATAAAGGTTCAAAATAAAATTGAACATCAGGGAATTGTTTAATCAATTTATAATTAGTAACTATATTCATACCAAATCCACCACTAATACACACCTTCTTTATACCAGTCTTCTCTATAGCATCTCCAATAAATTTACAGACCCTCTCTTGGCATTGCTTCTGAACTTCATAACAATAATCTGCAAAAGGTTTATAATTTTCCTTTGTTATAGTCAGATCAAAGTCAATATCAGCACCTCTTAATACCCTTATAAGATCTGGATACTTCCAAAAATATTTCTCAACACGATCCAATACTCCATTTGAAAATAAATTACCAAACTTATCATCAGCACTACCATATGATGACAAACCCATTGCTTTACCACAATCATTAATAGTCTGTCCCATAATAATTGCAGCAGTATTATAGAGATTACCTATACCTGGATAGGTTCCAAACACATTGTGTATATTATATGTACAACCATCCTTCTCTCTTGTTATAGACTGTACTTTATCTTCAGCACTCCAGTAATTTTTAATTAATGGTTTAAAACTATACGGATACTCTGCAATGTAAATAGACTCTCCTTCATATACTTCATCATATCCATTTATCAACCCACCAGAAGCATCACATACAAAACATAATGCTTTATCAAACCCACTGTTATAAAATGAAAGAGACGCATGGAATATATGATGTTGAGATGCACCTCCTGTCATGTATGTAATGTTTGGATTATAACTCCTTAATATAGACCTCTTTATTTTATCATCTTCATCAGATAAATTAGTAGATATCAAAGCATAATCAATATCACGTTGTTCTTTTAAGATTTTATTATAGATAAAATCATTACCTGTAGCATGTTTTTTCTTAGAATATCTCTCTTCTTTATAATAATTTTTAATAACACCATCTTCTAGAACGCAAGCAGAAGCTTCGTGTCCTGAAAATAAGGTTAGAATTTTCATACTAAATATGATATAGTTGATGAAGTATTAATCTTGTAATGCAAGTAAAAGATATTCTATTTAAAAACTGTAAAGATTTAACAGAGATAGATCTTCCTGAATGGTTGGAACCAGAAGTAAATGACAATGGTTGTACTATCAAATCATATGCATGGAAGAGTGATAAGTTAAGAAGACTTAGACTCTGTAACTTAAACCTAAAAGGTAAGTTTATTGCAGAATCTTTGGTTATATATCCAGACTGGGACTTAAATAATCCTGTCTTCGGAACAGAGTATGTAATTGCTGGTGGTAAAAGATTCTTTGGGACTATAGACTTCCATCCACTTGATATGAGGAAGGAATATATCGATCATTATATCAACAAAGACCTAAGAGATCAACCAGATAGAGGTAAAGATAAATCTAATGTGTATGACTTAAACAAATACTTCTCAAAGAAGTTGTGGATCAAAGTAGAAAACAACGACTTCTATGAGAAGTATTTAAAATCTTTAGATTTATATCTTTCTAGATATCTACAACAAATAAAAAGATCAAAGAGAATTAATAACAGCAAGGGAGATATTGGTTTTGGTTGTAACACTATACAACCTGCACACATTGCTCAAAAGGGATATGATTATCACCTAGCAAGTACAGACCCAGCATATGGAATACTAAAAACATATTATAACTCTCAATTTGCTGACAAATATATCAACACATTTTTATTTGATATGTCTAGACTATAAGTTTATTCTCTTGTAAATAGTTGGCAGCAGAAGCACAACCACCAAGTTTCTTACCATCAACTACAACTTGTGGGAAGGTAGAACCATCACCAAACTCTTGATAGAATGCCTTCTTATCAAAATGTTGATCTAATTTATACACAACATGCTTGAGGTCACCTAACTCAAGAAGTTGTACTATTTTATCACAATATGGGCATCCATCTTTAGAGTAAACGGCAAAGTTCATATTCATTTAAAATAATTCGTATTATATAATACATTTATACATTCATCAAGCACCAACCAGAGGTATTGTCCCAGAACATTAACTCAAAGGCAGCACCTTCAGTATTAACTGTCATATCTGCACCATCACCCATGATTGGTTTACCATTTCTACCAATCGTTAGAGCAGCAGTATCAAAGTTCTTCTTATAATCTATAAACCTAATCCTATCTCCTTGTACTGGAGATGCTGGTAAAGTAACAGTAAATGTACCACCGAGGGTATCTACCATAACTGTTGACCAAGATGTAACAGTAGTGTTACTTGTTACAGTATAATAGTTAGTATCTACACCATGTATAGGTACATTTCTATTAAGAGACTTGTTAAAGACTTGTAGTTCATCTGTAGTGGCATCATATGCTAATTGATTTACAGTTGTTGTACCAATACCAATCTGTCCTTTAAGAACAAGGTCTCCATTAATACCAATGTCACCAAATGCCATGACTGCTGTGTTAGCAGCACCAATGATTGCTTGAGTTGTAGTAGCACCAAAACCAACACCAATAGTTGCTATACCAGTAGTACCATTACTTAAATCAATCTGATTACCTCTAAGTGTATCAGCATAATATACATACCTCCACCTCTTAGAGTCTTGACCTAAGTCAAAGGAGTTAGCAACACCTGGAGTAATGTTTGAGTTAACGTTAGCATCAAGAACAACTGCGTTCTCTGTACCAACACCAGTGTTTACAGTACCACCTTGGAAGGTTACAGTACCAGCAAAGGTAGATACACCAACAGTCTGTACATTACCTTGTACATGAAGGTCATCAGTAATATCTAACTTAGAAAGTGATGTGTCACCAATAACTTTAAGTCCATAAGAACCTGGATAAGTAACACCAATACCAAGACCCTCTTTAATGTAAGCATTGGTCGCAGTTAATGTAGATCCAATACCAACAGAACCGTAGAAGTGTTGATAGTCTACATAATATCCACTAAGAACAAAGTTTACAGCACCAGTAGTCCTTCTCAGTCCATTAGTATGTGCTGATATAAATTTATGATCAGTTACGTTAGTAGATGGAATAACATCCAACACCTGAATATCAAACGTGTTAGTTGTAACATTATAAATGGGAATCCACTTATTATAGATTGGGTCAGTCGATCTTGGATAGTAATGCTTTGTAAGATAATCATCCTTAGCACAGGTTAATACAACAGACTCACCTTTAAGATATACCCTATCAGTATCAACAAATTTATGTGCATTGATCTGAATGGTCATAAATCCTGTATTAGGATTGTATGTTATACCTTGTATAGTATGCTCAGTCTCACGAATCGAGTCAGCACGAACATACATCTGATCACCAGGTTTTGCTGATATATCAGACCTAACATGGGTTGAGTTACGCTCTACCTCATAATTATATTCTAGATAGTCAGTCGCAGTTGTACCAAGACCTACACGAACCTTACTATCACCAGAAGACTTGTTACAAACAAATAAATTACCCCTAAAACTCTTACCTGTTGGGAATTCAAATAGTAAATCAGCTCCATTATCTGCAGTAGAAAATCCTTGCGCTAGGAATCCTGCACCACCTATATTAGGACTCTCTTCTCCAATAAATGTAAACGCAGAACTTGTATCTGTAGATCTGATGACTACACTATCTCCATCAGCAAAATAAAGAGGATCGGATTCAAAATACTCTCCGACTTTTATTTCCTGATCAAATGTTACATATCCATTCGCTTTAAAAGAATCTAATCCACCTGCAGTGGCGAGTCCAACCCTAACATAAATCGTCGAAGGAGTTTGGTTCGTGACATATACTTTACCTTGAGTCAACGTATCCGCTGGAGCAGTATATAGTAATTGATTTAACTTAGCCGTCTCTGGCTTAACATTTGCTAATTTTCCAAATGACATCGGCTATATCCTATCGTATAGTTTGCAGTAAAACTATTTATCTGTTAGAATATTGTCAAAAAGAAGATGATAATACTTACAGGTTCAAAAGGATTCATTGGACAAAACTTCCTCAAAGCATTAAGGAATGAAGAAGTAATAGAAGTTGAGAAGGATAATTGTCAAGACTTTATTAAAAAATTTACTGAATGGGAGAAAGTAACACTAATAATACATCAAGGTGCTATCTCTTCTACAACCTGTACAGATCTTGAATTACTCATCAACACAAACGTTGCATTTACAGAGTGGTTATTAAACAACGCAATCAAATATAAGATACCAGTCAAGTATGCATCCTCTGCATCAGTGTATGGTAAGAGTCTTAACGTAATCAATCCACTCAACTACTACGCAATAACCAAAGTAATCACAGACTACTGGGTTCAAGATCATATAGATGAGTTTAAATTAGTTCAGGGGTTTAGATACTTCAATGTATATGGGCAAGGTGAAGACCATAAAGGTAATCAAGCAAGTCCGATACAAACATTTACAGAACAAGTTAAAGAGACAGGTAAACTAAAACTGTTTGAAGGATCTGAGAATTTTATTAGAGATTTTATTTGTGTGAAAGACATCATACATCACGTCTTAAACAATGATAAACCATCTGGAATCTATGATCTAGGAACAAGTAATCCTATTAGCTTCCAAAAAGTTGGAGAAATAATTGCTAAGAAATATAATGCAGAGATAGAATATATCCCATTCCCAAAACATCTAGAAGGAAAGTATCAAAAATATACTCGTGCTAAAAAAGAGTGGGGTAATTATAATTTTACTACTGTTGAAGAATATATTAATAACTTATCTTAACTGGTTCCTTCTTAGGAGTATTAGTAGCAGTAGGAATTACAAGGTTAATAAAAGCAGTAGCAATCCATTTATCCCCAGAGATAGGTGTGTTACCTTGATGATAGAACATAAAATTGCATGGAAATATTAATACCTTACCCTTCTCTGGTTTAATTTTAATATTATGATCTGAGAACTCAGTCTCACCACCCTGATCAACTGTATTAAGGTACATTATAATAGCAAAGAGTCTACTTGCAACACCTGCTTGATCCATATGACGTAAGAAGTGTCCGTCATTTTTATCATAAACTCTAATAGAATAATCTCTTACCGCTATCATAGATGAATCTTCTGGTACAAAATGATCCTTCTTGTATTCTCTGTAAGTCTTTTTAATTACCTCAGTCATTAAATCAGATATTGAATCTTCTGGATGAGGATAACTTTGTCTTGATTTTTTTATCTTATTATTAACTACACCTTCCCCCTCTATAGTTCCAATAGCACCATCATCTTGTAATTCTTCATTAGCATTGAACCAATCAATCATGACATCACACATCTCATCACTGAGAATATTGTCATACTCAGCAATGCAATCTACGAGGTTCATCTAATCACCTACCATTATTCTATAACTATCCGTATCAAAATGCTGTGTGGAGAACTCAAACAATTCAGAGTGCTCCATAGCAATCATCTGGTGTCTTAGTCCACGAAATATATGAAAAGTATCTCCAGGTTCTAGTATCTTAGTCTCTGCCTTAGATAAATCATCAGTCTTACCATAGAATAATAGAATCCTACCAGACTGTAGATAAAAAGTCTCATCTTTTAACTTGTGGTAATGCCAAGAACATCTCTTACCACCCTCAAAAAATAATAATTTACCACAATACTCTTCAGTGTTGACAATCCATTTCTCATGTCCCCACCCTTTGTTTACTATTTTAATTGGTTGATCTGTATTCATTGGTTACCAACAAGTCCCACCTGATTTGGTAGGAGTATCTTTAAAAAACACATGGTCAGGAGAAGCTTTATCATCTATAAAGATATCTGCATGTGGTTTGCCCATATGTAATTCATGATATTTAGCACCCCACATCTTTAATTGTGCTTGAGTAAGAGGTCTTAACAAGTCATCTGCTACTGCTGCTGCCTCTGCAAGAGGTTTATCTTTATTCCTACCCATTGCACGAGCAGTAAAGTATATGATGTAATGTCCATCATCATATAATTTATTGACCACTTCTATCCTATCCTTCTTAGGAGTAGCATTTTCATACTGACAAGTACCACACCCCTCACCAGGTGTGCAGATAGTTCCGTCAATATCTATACAATATCTCATTTGTTTTTAGTATGATACAAATATTTTGCCAACCCAATAGAAGTACCAGCATCAGTACTAACAGGTTCGACATACATTTTAACATTTTCAGGAAGATATTTCAAGTACTCATAATTTGCAACACAATTTAAAGCACATCCACCTGTCACTATTAAATTCTTAGATTGTGTCATTTTTAAACCAGTTAATATAGTATCTATCATCTGAAGTTCAAAGTCCTTTTGCAATCTATATGTTAGGTTAGCAATCCTTTGAAATTTATCATCCTGTACTCTCAAATCCCACTTATCAGGTAGATAATCATAAGGTATAAAACATGCACCATCATATGTTCTATAGAATAATGTAGAGTTAACCGTTCCATCCTCTAAGACAAATGGTTTTATATTAGAATCATCAACACCATATGCAGAGAGTCCCATTACTTTACCAGAACCCATTGATCCAAACCCAAGGTAAGATGATATTGATGAGTATGCCATACCAATACCAATTGGCCAAGTGTCATGGACATCTCTTTCCTTTAACTTCTCAGAGTCATATCTAATACATGCTTGTTGTCCAACTAACTTTGCTCTAGTTGGGTATGTCATATGAAAAATACTTGCAACCTCATGATGATCATTATCAACGTAGTTACCCATACCATCAACAACTACAACACATGCATTACTAAAACCAGAGTTATAAAAACCACAATAAGCATGTAATAAATGATGTTCTAGATAAGTATCAACATTACGCTCACCATATTCAGACTTTGCTAAAACATATTTAACAAAATTATTAACCTTATCACCTACTAAATCATCTGCATATTCTAATCCAGTAAATGCTATTACAGAATCTGGATCAACTACTTTATGAAATGACTTAACTGGCAATTCATCATGCTTTATACCAGTAAGACGTTCTTCTTCCAAGAATGTAGTAATGTCACCATCATCACACTGACATACTGAAGCATCGTGTGTCATATTTATACCAAGTGTCTTCATAAACTTTGAATATCCTCTGGTGTTAAGGTATAACATCCATAGTTCTGTACCGCAATAGCAGATGCTTTATTAGCTATCTTAATTGATGCTTCCATGTCATGTTCTTTTAAAAATTCAGCACACAATGCAGCAAGGAATGTATCACCAGCACCTACTACATCAAATACATTTACATTCTCACTAGGATATAGTTTATCCATATACCATGCACCCTGACCTCCTGCAGTTGTAATTAAATTTTGTGGAGAAGGTTGAACCCTTAAAGTAGATGCTTCTCTTTGATTAATCTTAAATATAACATTCTGACAAGAGAATAAATCCTTCTTCTTAGTATCTATAAAGACTGGACCTGGAAAATTTTGGCAAAACGTCATGAGATTTTCTAGGGTAACAAAACCCTTGTCGTAATCAGATATAACAATAGCGTCAAACTCTGACGAAAGGAATGCCATCTTAACTTCAGCAGCTTTTATTGGATCAACATGATCATCATAATCAATCCTAAGTAACTGTTGCTTACTAGCACTATCAACTACTCTCTTCTTCTTTATCAACTTCTTATTAGTAATATGAGTTACACTAACTCCAAATGCTTGTAGATTCCTTTTAACATTCTCAGACATACCAAGAGCAGTAAGAGTCTCCTCGTGCTTTACTACAGGAACTGGTGCTTCTGGACTTATCCTATCTACACTACCAAAGATATAACTATCTTCACATGTCTCTCCTATCAATAATACCTTGTACTGTTTTTGTTGTTGCATAATCACCAACCCTATCAAAGAATACTAACTTAGCAGCAGACATAGATCCTATGACTGACTTACCCTTCCAATCAGATCCAACAACCATAAAATGAGGTTTAATAAACTCAACCATCGCTGCTAACTGAGAATCATTATCAAAGACTGCGACTCTATGCACTGCCTTTAGATTTTCAAGAAAGAACTTCCTATCTTGCATATTATATATGGGTCTAGAATTACCCTTCATTTCGGATACCCGCCTATCACTATCAATACCAACATACACTCTGTCACCTAATGACTTAGCATAATTAAGTAATTCAATATGACCACGATGAATTAAATCAAACGTACCATTCACAAAAACTTTAGTAGATGGAGAATAAAAGGTCATGGTTTATAAGAGAGTTTAACATTACCTGCTATGGTTGTACCTTTAGAACCATGCAAAACACTATGCATAATAAAAGATGGAAAAATCATTATACTACCAGACTCTAACTGTGGTTTATAATCCAAAAGAAAGTCTGGTATCCCACTATGAGACATATGATTCTGAATATCCTTAAAGGAAGGGTTGTGTAGCACAGTCTTAGAGACTTCTACTGATTCATATATTATAAAACTCCATTGACAATGTGGATGTATATGAAGTTCTTGATAATCGGTCTCAGTATATACGTTCCTCCATAGACTGTCAATCCGTGCATCTGTATAAGAACACTCAATGGTTTGAATATTCCTAGTAACAACATCCATTATATGTTGCCAAGTCTCTTCAGGTACATTGGTATTAGAACCAAAACTACTATGTACTTCACTATCCCATGTTGGATGGTACTCACCATTCTCTATGTGAATTTTAGTTAGATCAACTTTATCTTCAAAGATAGGTATAGCAAATAGATTTTTCCTCATTAATTTTGAGGAACGATGCGTATTTTTGACTTACTTCCGACACCCTTAAGATATTCATTCAATGGTACAGAAGGAATCTCCTCATACATCTTTTTAATATGATTCTTATAGTCATCAATTAATTTTATACCAACTAAAGGAGATGGTTCCGACTTAACTGATGTGGGATATCCCATCTGAAGCATCCAATAAAGCCAATTAGATCCACCAAACATTCCTGGTTTACCTTCAACAATTGATGTTGCAGGACTATTAATATTATCTTTGAACAACCTTTGATAATCAGATGGTTCAAAGGTATCTCTCACATAATCCCAAAACTTAGACTCATGTATACTCAAATCATAATGCATAGATACAAAGTCAGCACAGTTCTCAAACAAATTAACTAGGTATGCATTGTAGATATCAATATCAAAGTTATTAAAATATCTTCCCTTTAATATCTCAGTTGCTTTACACACTCCTTCAATAATTAAAGCAACACCAGTGCTCTCTAATGGTTCAATGAACCCAGCAGCTAACCCAATAGATATAACATTCTTATCCCATATGTTCTTATCATAATAAGGTGACCAGTCAATTATAGATAACGAATCTCTATCAACTCTACCATCCCAATAGTCTACAAAATAATCCTTTGCTTCTTCTGGATCTGTAATACTTCTATTAAAGACCATGCCAGATCCTATCCTAGACTGTAAAGGTATCTTCCATATCCAACCATGATCTACAGCAGGACATGAAACATAAGGATGCTTCTCAGAATTATCACCACCATTACATTTACAATCACCCTCATTTAAATATGGTATGTGTCCAGCAACAGCAGTATCAACAAACAAACGACCCTTTAAATCTACTTTGTCTCTATGGTCTTTAAGTATACTCTTAAACCCACTACAATCAAAGAAAACATCTCCAGCAATTTCTTCACCATGCTTACAAACTAAACTACGAATACTACCATCTTCCCATCTATTAATATTACCAACCTCACCTTCAATATATGAGAAGGTAGGGCAGTGTGTCTCTAAAAAATTTTTAATATAAGTAACTAACTTACCACAATCAACATGCCATGCATATGAACTTGTCTTTTTACCGTCCTGCATGAATTCTATATCACCAGGATCAACTTCATTCTTCATACTAGAATCATATAAAGGAAGATATTCACGAATAGATTCATCAGTGTGTGACAAAGCATCCCATATAGGTACGTCTCTAATCTGTGGAAAATAAAATGGATGCCAAATTTGATCTGATGCTTTACCCCAACCTGGAAATAATATACCTGCTTTAGGAACTGCATCTAATGCTTTCTTCCATTCCTTCTCATCAAAATCACAATATCCACTCATAAAATCATCAAAACCTAATAGAGTTGCTTCTCCAACACCTACAGAGTCATTTTGACCTTTATCAATAAGATATATTTCACAGTTCTCCATCTCTCTAAAAAGAGACATGGCAGTTATCCATCCAGAGGTTCCACCTCCGACGATTACAAATTTATTAATCATGTTCTAGCAGGTAAAGGGTTTTTACGCATTGTTTTATAGACTAGAGTTGCTCTTAGTCCATGATAGTGATCACCATTTGGTGGTGCTCCTCTATGTGGAATGTTACCTTTAAAAAAAGCAATTCTTCCTGGCGAAGGAAGTATCTCTACATTCTCTCCATTAAATTCAACTATTGTTGGACCACCCCATTTATCTTCCCATCTTTTATTAACATAGTAGATCCAACTAAGTCCATTATCACAATTGCAGTCTGTATGTATAAGAGTATCATGTATATATTGTTGTCCATTAACTAATATCTCACCCAACTCTAAGTCAAAAGGAATAGTTTTAGTTACTGCCTTGTATAGCATTTGATATGCACTGTCCTGTGCAGATTCCGATCTTGGTGGGTAGATTGATTGTTTAAAACAAGGAACTTCTGATTCTAAATCTGTACCCTTATCATAATCCATGTCTGGTGTACCATCTGGATTATTTTTATGACTACTACATAATCCATACTGCCATCCAAATCCATGTAGGATTGTTTGATCCAGATGTTCTACAAACCACCAAGGAAATAAATTATCAATAACAAATATCTCATCCTCTGCTAGATCATACTTAGCAAAATTTAACGCTTCTTTTGTGCAATCAATATGAATCATTGATTCTTAACCTCTATCAATAGATCGTACTCAGGAAGATATAGATACTCAATATCACTATTAGCAAGAGTCCGTAACGCATCATCGAGTGTTTCAACCAGAGGTTCTCCACCCAAATTAAAGGAAGTATTAAAGATGATAGGGCAACCAGTCTGTTCAAAGAATTCCTTGATGAGTCCATAGTAATGTGCGTTAACGTCTTCAGTTACAGTTTGTATACGACAAGTACCATCAACATGAATGATAGAAGGTATCTTCTCTTCAATTCCTGGTTGACACTTCACAGCATACATCATAAATGGAGTGTCATCCATACCACGAAGATCAAACCACTCATGTACATGTTCTTTTAAAATAGAACCTGCAAATGGTCTGAAGTATTCACGATGCTTTACACTATTAACAAAATCCTTACCGTCTTTATCACGAGGATCATATAGGATAGAACGATTACCAAGTGCTCTTGGACCTGCTTCAGATGATCCTTGGAACATTGCAACTATATTCTTATTAGTAATTAATTTAACTACATCATCATAAGATGCACTAGTTACATTAGTTGCACCATACTTTTGACAAGACTCAGAGATCTCTTCCGTTGTATAGTTATATGTAGGACCAGTGTATAAATTTGTAATCCTTTCTTTAATTTTCATGTCTTCATTTACTTGATGATGTACATATAATCCTGCTCCAAGAGCAGTACCAGCATCATTACTTACTGGTTCAACAAACAAATTAATACCTTCACCCTTTAACTGTTCAAGATACCAATAGTTTGCAACACAATTTAATCCATATCCACCAGACAATACTACATTCTTATTGCCAGTCATCTCAACTGCCTTACGAATTAAATCAAGAACCATCTGCTGTGATTCTGTTTGAATAGCATAGGCAACATCTCTACGGTTCTGAAGTTTAGTTAGATCTTCAGTACCTTGAGGTGTCCTAAGATATTCATATCTACCTTCATTAACTACAGCACCATTTGGATATGTAGGAACTATTACATTACGATCACTTGTCTTCCATGCTCCCCCGCCACCATCAGTATAAATCGTTGGAACCTTATCAGTTGGTTCGCCATATGGGAACAATCCCATTGTCTTACCTGCTTCTATAGGAGACCAACCACAATACTGAGTCACTGCTTCGTATGCTTTAACAATACCAGCACTCTCATCTAAGAATAATTCATGTGTTCCTTCCTCACCTTCACCTTCACTATCCATCTCAGGTATATGTGCAGAACCCCACGGTCCTCTACCTGCCATGTGCTTATAGATTGTTTTAAATTCTGATGGATAATCACAAGTAAACATAGACTCAAGTTCCCATGTCATCTCTGGTTCTTGACCACCAATGTTCATTGGAACAAAAGTACCTGCACCATCTACTACAACTGCTACTGCTGATTCAAATCCAGAACGATAAAATGCACAAGCAGCATGAAGTTTATGATGTGTTCTACTAAGATCTATAACTTGAGGATGATCATAACAATTCTCTTTACGATTAATCAAACCCAACTTCCTAGCAAATCCAGTATAGATATCCTCACCAGAGAAATCTATCTTACCAGCATCACTTAGAGGTTGAGTGTGAGCAATCACAAGGTAATCAACATGGTCAGTATAATCTAAAATTTTAACCATTGATGCCAATGGTCCACCATCATACTTATTCCTAGTAAATCTCTCTTCCTCAGTAGAGAATACTATCTCACCATCTTTAAGTAAACATACACCAGAGTTATGCCCTCTAGCAAGAGCTGCAATCCATTGAGTCATTATATAAACCTCACTTAAGATTCTTTAAAATATCCTGTACTTGACCTTCTACCTTTTGTTGAGATGCGTTCTTAACATCTGCCATAAAACCTTTACTTGATGATGGTTTTAATTGTGGTTTATTAGTTCCCTTTGGAACACCATAAGAAGGGGATGAACTTCCTCCACCCATACCCATTTTTGGAGCACAACAATCGTTCTGCTGTGGGGCAGCAGTCTTATTATAATTTGTATAAGCAGTTGACTTACCCATTCTCTTACGAACAGAAGTAAGTATAGATCTTATTTGATCCTTATCAAGTTCCATTGCTTGATCATTAAAACGATCAACTCTTTCATCAGTAGTAAGTCTAATAGGTGAGTACTGTCTCCTTCCCTCTCCTACATCAATGATATCAAAATCCTTACAGTCAGGATAAGATATATTAACTGGATATGTTGATCCAGTTACAACTGTGGCAGTCTTACCAAATGCCTTAGCAAGATGCTGCCCCATACTATCACATCCTAAGAAGTGATCTGCTGCATTAATAACACCTGCCCATGTCCTCATGTCCTGAATCTCTGGTCTTGCAACTTTTATCTTTGCCTTCTCTTCATTCTCTTCAAGTGGAAAATGAATCTCACTCATTATAATGATACCATAATCCTTTTTAAGTTCATTAATAATTTCAACAATACCATTCAAAGGAAAACTACGTGAAGTAATATCAGCAATAAAATCACCACCAACTTGTTCAACTGACCTACCAAAAGGTTGAACAACCAAAATCTTTTCTTTACCTGTTCCCTTTCTTACTTCCTCTACTGCATTAAAACCTTGGATAGCTTCCATCTTTGCTAGTTCAATTCTAGGAACTGGAAGTTCTCTTGGTTCATCTAACTCATTGATTTGAATATCATATGCCTGTGCAAGACTACACTTCTGATTATAATATTCCCATACTCTGTATGGTTCTGTAGATATTATATCCCTATCTTTTAATTGTGTTTGGAATAATCCCTTATGCCAGTTATCATATACTTTACCATCTAATTTTGGATGACCTTTAAAAAAGTCTGTCCCTCCCTCACATACAATGACAAAATCATCGTGTGTTTCTGCATACTTTTCAAACGCAGGTATGGAACAAATCACTCTGCCAGCTCCACCATTAACAAAAAACGCCTTCGATCTCATTGCATATACTCCAAAGAATAATAATCTCTTCTTTATTTATCCCCTTATTATAGGGTATTTTGTCAACTAAAGCAAGGGCATAGCACCATATTGTTTGGTTGCCCGTGCATTAATATTAGTAAATGTACTCTCAGGTATTACATCATACCCAATAGTAAGTCTCTTACCTGTATAGTAGGAATCATTCACCACTCTATGACGAACATTCCCTCTACCAAAATATATATTACCTGTCTCATTCTTAACTTCCCAATCACCAAATTGTGTTGTGGTGTCCTGTGGTTCTAATGCAATGTAACCATGCCAAGGTGCAGAATGATTATGCCAATCTAAAACCTGATTATGGTCATGATAATTTAACCATGCTTGGAACCAGCACCTCTCATCCTCTACATTCTCTTTAATAATACCACGTAAATACTTAAAAATATTCCAGAAATGAATAGACGGACTGGTGACACTGAAGATATTATACAGATAATAACTCCAGGTTGTGTCCCCGAATCCGTCTTCTACCAGAGAACGGTGACAATCAGATGCCACCTTTATAATCTCTGCTTGGTTTTCTTTTATGTAATCAAATTTATAAATCTTAAATTTTTCATTCATGTTAAAGTAAAAGCAATTAACTAATAGCTAGTCCACCATTTGTTGGAAGAACCTCATCGTCAGGTGATAATGGCATCATGTAGTATGCACCATTAGGTGTAACACTTGCTGCTGCCATTGTAGCAGGGAAGTCTCTTAACTTCTGGCGATATGTCTTCCACTTCTCTTTAAGATCAGTTGGCATATCTTCTGTAACCTTACCATCAGTTGCTTGGAGAGCATTCTGTCTGTGCTTCCTGATATCATCCCAAGTAAGATCAGTTTCTCTATCAAGTAACTTACCAATAGCAGTAAATGGTTGGATAGTAACGCTACCACCTACAACTTTAACACTATCTCTATCATAGATGTCACCAGGCATCAATGGTGTTCCATATGTACACTGAGGATATCCAGATACTGCAGGAGTGATTGAACAAGTAGCACTATCAGTATAGTCTTCTTCTTTCTCATCAATAGGCATACCTCTTAACTGACAGATAAGTGGATTAGTTGCACAATCAATTTCTTTCCACTCCACTACGTCAGCGGGCATTGGACGACCATCTAATATATCGTCTTCGTTTAAAGGTCCAGCTTTTTCTGTGCCGTCTGCACCAATCTGTAACCAAATTTTATCAGGTCCATCATATGTGGATTTACGTGTTTTACCATCGGTAAAAGCATGGTCTACCATGTAATCGTTTGGTAGTGGGAGGTCGTATTCGACGCTAATGTTAGTAGCCATAATTGTTTCGGATTTTGTTCAGGTAATCTCCTTCGGTATTATTTATAATATTAGACATTAAAAAGGATGCGTTTGACCGCACCCTAAAGTTCAAACGTTTTATTATTATATCAAACGTATGTAATCTTAACAAGTCCTGGACCACCAGTACCACCTTGACCGCAACAGCGTTCACAATAGTTGGTCATAGCACTCTGTCCACCATGTCCGTATGGTACAGTCCAGCATCCACAACGAACCCAACAGAAGTTTTGGTTTGTAAAGACGTTAGTACCAATAAATGGTGCAGCAGTAGGAATATTAAATCTACCGTGGCAGTGACAGAATACACCTCTTGGGTTCCAGAATCCACCAGGCATGTTACCCATTCCAAATTCTGCTCCGTTATCATTAGGACCTCGGCAGCAAGCATTGTTAGAGTAGCATGCATATGACCAGTTACCCTGAGCACAAGCACCTCTACCACCAATAGCACAGAAGTTAGATAAGTTAAAACCATTTACATATGACATACATCCACAACACCCCGTACACTCTCTTGAGTAACAACGGTATACACCAGCAGCACAGACTGTATAAGAACATCCTGGAGCTGTATCAATAGTTCTTGTAGCATAGTACCCACCTTGGGAACCTGCATATATTTGACAACGGTTACATGAGCATGATCCGTGTCCATTTCCTCCAGCACCCCAAATTTCAAAAGTAATTCTTGCTACTCCTGCAGGAACTGTCCATAAACAACAGCAACCTGAAGTACATGGGTTAGGATCACCATAGACCCATTTAACATTCCATGTATCCAATCCAGTGGCATTTAATTTACCAGCAGTAACACTACCAGCAGGTAAAGTAGACCCATCAATTTTTTTATAGCTTGAATAAACTGCCATTTTTTAGTCCTTTAGAAGTATGTAATCTTAACGAGTCCACCGCCACCAGTACCACCTTGACCGCAGCAGCGTTCGCAATATGAAGTCATAGCGTTTTGCCCACCGTTACCATAAGGTACAGTCCAGCAACCACAACGTATCCAACACTCTCTAATAGATTGCTGTGATACAGTACCAATCAATGCAGCACCTTGAGAATAGTGTGCTCTGTTATAGCAATGACAGAATCCTCTATCATAAACAAATTCAGCACCATCCCAACCACCAGTATGAGTACCTTGCATGAACTCACCACCATTGTTACCTGGATTTAGGCAACAGCACCAACGAGAGGTACATAATGTGTTCCATGATGTATCTGCTCTACCTCTCTGACCCCCAATAGCACAGAAGTTAGATAGGTTAAAACCATTTACATAAGATGAACACCCTTCACAACCAGTACACTCTCTTGAGTAGCAACGGTAAACACCAGCAGCACAAACTGAGTATTGGCATCCCTCAGCAGTATCAATAGTTTTTGTATTATAATATCCACCACCAGCACCCATGTAATGATGACATCTATTACATGAACAAGCACCAGTACCATTTCCTCCAGCACCCCACATTTGAATGTGTAATTTCTTTACACCAGTTGGTACGCTCCAAAGACAGCAGCAACCTGGAGTACAAGCGCCAGGAGAACCATAGAACCACTTAACACCATACACAGCATTAAGAGCAACCGTTAAGTCAGCAGCATCTACTGAACCATCTGCTAGCTCATCGCCTGTTAGTTTTTTATAACTTGAATAACTTGCCATTGTGTTTTCTAGTCCTTATGTGTATGTAACTTTAACAACTCCACTGCCACCAGTACCACCTTGACCGCAACAGCGTTCACAATAGGTAGTCATAGCACCTTGTCCACCAACTCCATATGGAGCGTAGAAATCACCACATCTCATCCAACAGACAACCTGTGATTGAGACATACCTGATCCACCAGCAAGGAATGGTGCGCTAGTTGTACATGTTGTAACCCAGTTACAGTGGCAGAATACTGTTCCACCCCAATGTCCTCTGTGATTACCCATTCCAAAATCACCGTTGTTTGCAGTAGGACTTATGCAACATTCCCAATCAGAGTTACAAGCAGTATCCCAAGAAGTATTTGATCTTCCTTGTCCTCCACCTATAGCACAGAAGTTACTTAAGTTATAACCATTTATATAAGAAGAGCATCCATTACAAGCAGTACACTCTCTACTTAGACAACGATAAACACCCGCAGCGCAAATAGTATAAGTACATCCACCAGTAGTAGAGATAGTTTTACTATTGTAAAATCCTCCTCCAGCACCTTGATAGTGATGACACCTGTTACAAGAACAAGCACCGTGTCCGTTACCACCTGCTCCCCAGAGCTCAAAGGTAACCCTCTTTACGCCAACTGGAACTGTCCACAAACAGCAACATCCAGTGGTGCAATGACATTGAGCTCCAAATACATGGAACACATTATATGCCAGACCAGCACCAGCGGCTAGAGCAGAGTTTGGAATCGTGTTATCGATTATCTGCCCATTTACAATTTTTTTGTAACTTCCGTAAGTAGCCATTTGTTAAGATCAGTCCTTATTATTTATTAGAACATCATATAAAGTAAGGGGAACCCATGTTCCCCTAAAGTCTTGTCTTTATTAGACTGTGAAGACTCTCCAACCTGAGGAGTTGTCGTAGAATACGAGATCAAATGCAGCACCCTCAGTGTTAACTGTCATGTCAGAAGCGTCACCCATAATTGGTTTTCCGTTTCTACCAATCGTTAGGTTGTTAGAATCGAACGTCTTAGCAACGTCGAAGAACCTAATTGTATCACCCTTGTTAGGAGATCCAGGTAGAGTAACTGTGAATCCACCACCACTTGTATTACACCAGACTGACTGGAATGATGAAGCACTGTAAGTAGATGTGACATCAACGTTCTGAAGTCCACCTAATGGAACCCAAGCAGAACCGTTATAAGATTCAAAGGCAGCAATTGTTGTGTTGTAACGTAGACCACCAAGAATTGGAGTTGCTGGACGCTGACCTGTAGTACCCTTAGGAGGAACCATCTGATCAGTACCCATGTTTCCACGAGTTATGTAACCAACAACTGCGAATTCAGTTGGAGTTGCATTGTTGGAGTTACCACTCATAGTCTCATCAGATGAGAACTCGGAGATCGCTTCACCAATTTGTCCACCCAATGAACCCAGTCTTAGTTCTGTCAAACCAGATAGGTTGAATGCGGAAGCATCCAATGTTGCAGCACCAGTCAACTGGTTAACTGCGAACAAGTCACCAACTCTGAAGTTACCACCTTGGTCAGTAGATACGTAGAATACCTTACCTGGTCCATAAGTTGTTGTCTCATTACCTTGAACGACGTTTGCTTCGTTCACATCTGGGTAATTAGTTTCAATCTTGTTACCAACACCAACTGATAAGAAGTCGTGTCCAGTTAGACGTGCGTTAGAGAATTTACTTCTAAACTCTAGGAATGAACCACCATCTGCAAGTGCTACACCATCTGTTGCAATTCCAGATAGACGTGTATCACTTGTAGCAATACCTTTCTCAGGAGAGATTGTAATTGTTAAGCGACCTGTATATGTTACAGGAGCAGTGTTACCTGAAGACCCACGATTCTGTGAGAAGTTCGTTTGGAATCCAGTTACAGCGTTAACAATATAGTACCTTGGAGCATCACCAATTCTATCAGAACCAATACCAGCAGCATCAGTTGTAAATCCAACTGCGTCACCAACTAGTGGTAAGTTATTAGGATCTGCTAGGTCAAGTTCCATAATAACGCCCTTCTGACCACTAACTGATCCAGCAACGTTCTGAACTTGAAGAGCACCAGTTGTACCAGCACCGATGAATGTAATTTGCTCACCCTTAACGAATGTTGTAGTACCAATACCAGTACCACCACCACCGATTGAAGGATCACCGTAGCCAGGATAGTACTTGAAGTAAACCCTATCTGCAGAAGTCTGGTCATTAATGAATGTAGCATAAGCACCAGATGTTTCACCAATCATAGTGTTACCAAGAGCAACTGTTCCAGTAATAGATCCAGTTGTCATATCTAATCTACCACCAAAGAGTCTCGCTGATCTTGGAGTCTCAGTAGTGTTAAATCCAGAAGAGATAACAGCATAGTCACCGTAAGAGTTATTACCACCAACGGCACGGATTCTTGATCCACCACCTGAATAGTAACCCCACTTAGCATAGTATGTGAAGGAGGACACAATCTCAGCACCAGCACCCTTGTCTAGAACAAATCCAGCACCGTCACTTAGTACGTTAGTGAATGCGTCGAACACCATTGTTCGGAATCCAGTAGCGTGAACACCACCGTCAATTAGAACACCAACACCAGCACCCTCACCAGTAATTCTTGCGTCAGTACCAGTTGGAGGTTCACCGAATGCTGTACAATCCTTAACATAAGGAGACTTGTTCAGGATAGGTGATACAGGGTTGAATGCGAAGTAAGCACCACAAGCAGTAGAACCAACACCAGTTCTAACACTGGAGTATTCTAACTGAGCAGGATTATCAGCATCATATTGGAATCCAACCATTCCTTTGAAGTTTAGACCCTGAATAGTTGTAGAGTCAGATAGTTGGAATAAAGTATTACGGTTGTTATCTGTTACACCGTCACCAGACAAACCAGAAGCAGGTCTGATCATTGAAGATCTTAGAGTAGATCCAACAACAGATGTGAATGGAGGAACAACAATCGGTGTCTGCTCAACGAATTCAGAAGCAGATAACCTAACAACAGCAGGTGACAAGTTAATAACTGTACCTTCTGAATCATAAGAGTGAGTAATTGTTGATGTACCAACGTTTACTGTGAAGGTATTGTTGTCAACAACTTCGTTGATGTTAAAGTAAGATCCAAGAACTGTATCTGGGAAGTAAGCAGTTGTAAGTCCAACAAATACTGTACCACCAGAGACATAAACGTGCTGGAATGTAGATACACCAACGTTAAAGTTAAATGACTGTGGAGTAATAACTGTTCCTACAGTGAAATTGTTTCCATTTGGTCTTGTACCATCAGGATAAATGTCAGTTGTAAATCCAGAATAACCTGGGCAAGTTAGTTTTAAGTTATCTAATCTGACAGAATCACCAGCAGTGATACCTGTCATCGCTGCACCAACAGTAACAGTACCAATACCAGAACCACCATCATATTGGAAGGCGTTAACTAAGTAAGTTCTACCACCTGAGTAACAGTTAAACTTAACACTGTTAAGACGAACTGTAACGTTAGGATAAAGAATACCGTGTGAAGGTGCTGTAACTGTTGATAAACCAGTTACATTATCGTATACGAAATTTGAAATATTTGTAATAGCACTCGCATTTTCACATGCATACTTCAGAGTTCTGAAGGACATGTCAGGAGAACTACCATTGTAAGTATCAGATCCTTTCTCAGGGTCAACATAGTAGATACGAGTTGAGTTACCACTAGTCTGCCATGCAGGAATACCTAGTGTACTGATACCTAATGTTTGACCTGTTTGACCTGCTCCTAATCTAACTGGAGAGGTATTGTCTCTGATTAAAACGTCACCTGGTTGCGTTAGAACCGCATTAGAATCTCCGAGTGACAGTGCAGACCATAGATCTGCGTTGGTTCCTGGTATGATACCTTTCCATCCAGTTGAACCAATACCAACATAAGATGATGATGAATACTCAACAACATCATTTGCATAATATTCTTTACTATTACTATATGTACCATCATATCTTAGACCCTGGTTAAACAGAATCCATGCTGTCTTAGCAATACCAACCTGTGTTGATCCAATACCAGTGGTTAAACCTTTGGTTGGGTGAACATTAAGAGATGATGTTGCATTGTGACGATAAACATTACCACCTGCTTGTACAAGTTGACCTTTATAATATGTTACACCAGCTTCATAAGTTGTAAGACCAACAGCATCTATACCTTCGGATAGGAAGTTCCATTGGCTTAGAAGTTCAGTTGGAGGAATTACACCTTGAGTTGTTGTTGTGATAGCAACATAAGAGTTACCAGCATAACTTACAACGTCACCAGTTTCGTAGATGATGCCAGCATCCCATGTACCCTCTCCATTAAATCCTGATGTATAGGATGTAACGTTAAATGTATTGACTTTTCTACTAATAGATCCTTCAACCGCAGACACAAACAAGTGTGCTGTTACGTTTGTTGAAGGAGCAGTTGCTAGAACCTGTACATCAAAACTATTTGCGGTTACGTTTGAAATAGGTAACCATTGATTGTGTATCGGGTCAGTAGGTCTTGGATAATTGTGGAGAGTTGCATGACCATCTTTATCACAAGTTAATGTAATAGAGTTGTCAGCAATCTTAATTTCTTCTCCGTTAGATAATCCATGACCGTTGATGACGATTGTCATCACACCAGTTACAGGATTATAATCTACGGATTGTGCGGTATATGTTGCAGCAGCAAACAATAGCGGATCTGTTGTGCCAATACCAGATGTTACTCTGTACTGAGTATTACCATACTTAAGTACGTCGTTAACTTTGTAGAATGTTCCGCTATTATAAGTTCCAACGTTTCTTATACCCTCTGTATGTACCTGCCAATTCGACGCATCGGTAGTATACCAAGTTGTTTCATTTGCAGTAGAGGTGTGATTGGTTGTGCAGACAAAGGTGTTCGCACCAAACTTTACAATGTCGTCGATGACATAAGCAGTAGATGCAACCCAGTCGCCTCTCCAATTGAATTTTAGTCTTCCTAATCTAAAATCAGCCATTTTGT